AATAAGAACATTCAGAACTCCGATAAGCCCACTGACATAAATTTCCAATAACCTGTCTCTTCGGAACCTTTACACCAGGAAGATCAAGCTTTGAAGCTAATTCGAAAGTAACAATATCTTTTGTCTCTGTAACTTTCCTATCGACATACCATCTCTCTTCAGGCCAAGTAGCAAAGGGATCTGCAGCACTTTCTCCGTCTAAATATTTCTTAAGTGTCCTTATCCTTTTGACTAATGCACCACCTAAATCATTCCCTTCAGTTGTCTCATTAACCGTTAATAAAATGGCAGTGATTGTTCTATCAGCATTACCGACAGACAGAGTCGGACGTGGTAATGTCCCTCCTCCAGAAGTCGCTTCAAAACCATCTGCCATGATTGGTTGACTTACATAAGTCTCACTATTCCAAGTGATATTTGCAGTCGTATTATTGTTATGCCAACGATAAACAGTAGTACTCCCGTGCAAACTATTGTCTAAATGAAGTTCAAACAACTCAATAACCGTATTTGGAGCAAGAACAGAAATATCCTCATAAATACTGCTTACCGCTGTCCATGTAACTGATCCATCAACTAATGTCGATCCAATATCAGTAGGCCAATCTGGTTCGGATGATGCTGACGTCCCAGCAGTTGTACACCGAAAAACAAGCCCAGAAGCCTGTGTTGTTGTTGCTCGTCGGATATTTCCAACGCTATACGCTGTACTAGCGACCCATACTGCTACTGCCATTACGGTTCAAAAACTTGAAGGAATGTTGCTTGGATAGTCGCACGATTTAAATATGAAATCGTCTTAGTCCATCCTTTACATATCCATTTTTTAGAAGAAGAAGAACCTAAAGGTGTCCAATCAAAAGATTCTTGTCCTTTCCTTGCTTCAAAAAATGCCTCAATAGTGTCTGAATCCGTCTCTGAAATATTCCTCCATACCAATTGCCATAATTTGGGATCTTGATTCTCTCCCCAAACAGTTCTCATCTCATAACCATCTCCAAACTGAACACTTCTTGTCTTAGGAGATGACGCTCTTTGTGCTCCATAACTTGGAGCGATAGAAGGGAAACTAGGCATTAGTTAAACTAAAAGTCCTCCAGGTCGTTTCTGTTTGATTAATTCAGCTTGGATTGCCGCTCCTAAAGCTGCTCCTAATTGAGAAGCTCTATCGGAATCACCTTCCGCTGAAGATCCTCCAGCATCTACATTTACTACTATATTATCGCCACTAGAGATTGCACTGTTAGGAACAACTGTTCCTGTACGGCCTGGAATGAATAATTCTGGTCCTTTTTCTCCAACAATATAAGGACTTCCACCATGTGCTGTTCCTCCTCCCGATAATCCCTTCAGGAATCCGGCTTTAGGGAAAATTCCTTTTAGTCCTGCAGTTACTCCGTATTGCAACATCATTCTTGCAATACTTCTGAATACATTGGATGCTACTTCTCCTAATGTCTTCGTCCCTTCAATCGCTGCTTCAATAGCAGTAACCATTCCATCTCGGATAGTCTGAGCTATCTGAGCATAAAGGGCATTTAATCTCACTTGTTGATCGCTCAAAAGATCACCTAATTGAAGTTCAACTTTCATAAGATCATTTCTATATTTTGCTAATTTATTTCTGTATTCAACAGAGTTAGATAGCTGAATGTCTTTTTGTACCATTTCCGTTGCTAATTGCATTGTCTTGCTCTTTATTTCAAATGCTTTATATTCGAGTTCATATTTTTTTGCTAATTGTGTTTGACCTAATCTATTAGCTTCCGTAATATTAAAATTAGCCGTATTCCTTCTCGTAAATCTCTGTTGCTCAAACCTTCCTCTTATACCAAGTATTTCCTGTTGATCCTCTAGTTTTAGTCTTTGTTGCAAGAAAGGTATTCTTGCACTTGACTTCATGAGTCGTGTTTGTTCGTTGAAATTTATTCTGCTTATCTCCTTAAGGACTTCTCCTATTGTCGTTTTGCCACCAATTGGAACGGCTGCTTTCGTTGTATCACTCCAAGCCTTTTTATTCTCTTTTAATAGCTTCTTCCACTCAAGATCTCTCTCTTTATCTATATCGCTATCTGACTTGGCCATTTTACGGTTTACATTGAAGATCCTCTCTTCAACTGTATAACCAGGTTTCATCCCTGTTTGATGTTTAATTAATTCTCTTAAGTTAAGTATATTCTTGATTAATTCTCTGTTGTATGCAGCAGAAGCAGCTCTTGCTTTTTGTAATCCTGCATCCATACTATTCATATACTCTTCCCATTCAGACCGAAGCCAGTTCGGTAATAAGTTGTAAATCGCTCCACCAAGATCTCTTACTGCAGAAATTAATTCATTGAATTTTTTAAGTACATATGTGACTACTCTTAAAATCGCACCTAAAGCAGCCAATATCGGTGTGAATACTACGCCTAAAAGTGCTCCCGCTGTGTTTGCAAAATCACTCCATTCTGAGGCAACGATATTCACAGCATTACTTATATCCTTTAATACTTCCTTATTTGCACCTGTTTGAGAATAAACCTGTTCTTCCATTAAAGCCCTTGCTTCTGCATACTGCCCTTGCTTCTCTAATAACTCAACTTGTGTTTGTAATTCTGAACTTAAACGAATACCTGAGTCTACTAACTTATCCATACTTAAATCATTTAAAGCATCCCCCAACTCTTTTGTCTTCCTAATTGAACCCTCAACAATCGTTCCAATAGCACTACCTGCTATCTGAAGTCCAAATGCTGCTGATGGCATTCCTATCATTCCTGCCAATCCTGAACCCATCAAACTTCCACCTACAGCACCAGCTCCTCCTCCAAATAACATTGGAAAACCACCACCAAGAAGCATGCTTTGACCCATTTTGCTTCCTAGATTTCTTCTCATCCCTCGACGCATATCCCTGAATCTTCTGTTTGGAAAACGTTTGCCTCCTCCCCAACCAGCCCCATAATCTTCCCCAAATCTACGATTAAATCTTTCTTGAAGATTGGCTCGTCTTGGTCCTTGCATTGGACCAGCAGCATCTAGTCCCTCTCCTGGTCCACCCATTGCACCTGTTGTTCTTTGAACTTCTCTCCTGAATTCAGTTAGTGATCTTTTTAAATTATCAAAGTTAGTATTAACACCTTTCGCCGTATCTCCTACTTTGAAAACATCTTTGCCAGCGTCTTCCATCATTCGGATCGCTCTTGCAAATTTAGTATCTGTTAATAACCCCTTATATCCTCCTCCTCCTCCAACAAATGGACCTAATTCTCCTGGTACACCAGCAGATGTTCTACCTGGTCCTAGTCTCTTAGGGTCATAACTAAGATCACGAAGGATATCATCTATCCTGATCTTATCTATCATTTTCTCCTTATCAATATCTGAAACTTGGAGATTCCTAACTACAGCCTCTAATCCTTGCTTAATTCGTGTGGCTAAATCATAAATAGAATCAGATACACCTTTGTTCTTCCTCAATAGAATATTCCAATCTCTTGCCGCAGGATCAAGTTGCCCGTCTGCTTTATAAATTGATCGGTCTTTAATTTGTTGCGCCCTTGTTGCTACGGCAACACTAATAGGATCTGATGTCTTAGGAATAAACGGACCTCTCTTCCCTTTTTGTGCTTCAAGTACAACTGACTCTTTAACCTTTCCATTAATTTTATCTTGCAATCTTGTTTGTGATGCTAATAAATCATTCCTTAATTTAATTAAGTCATTCCATTTTTTGCCGTCCTCGATTGCATAATCTAGTAAGAAATTAACCTCCTCTAAACTGGTAGCAATCTTCTGAAGATTAACCTCCCCTTCAACGCCAGTAGCTCTTATTTCCTTCATTAGGGTTGACCAGTTCTGTAGTACATTTTTTGATCCCGCTTTTCCTCCTTTATCACTGTCCCGAAAAAGCTTTGTGCCAGCTTTTTGCATTGCTTCGTTTTCTAGCCTTATCTTCTTGAAAGTTGATGCAATAATTTGTAGACCTGCTTCAGTTTTCTTTGCACCTGTCTCTAAAGAGTTAAAAGCATCCCCAGCACCACGGATCTGTCCAGTGATTCTATTTATAGTTGAACCAAGCTGGTTAAAAATTAACGCCGTGTCTTTAAACTGATAAGCTTCTCTTTTTGCTCTCTCTAAATTATTAGCAACCTTGTCTATGCCACTAGCAAGACCTTGAATATCACGACTGGCACCTTTAACATTAAAATTGAGACCTGTTTTATTTACCCTTTTAACAACTGTATCTATCTTAGATAATTGATCTAAGGCAACGGTTACCGATTCATATTTAGCCTTAATCGTTACTAAGACATCTCCTGCTGCCACTTCAACGCTCCATCAATACGCCTTAGTCTATCGTGAACCCATACTTCTGGTATCAGCTATCTCAGATTTTCTTCTTTCCTTTTCTTCTTGTTCATTTTTTAAATCAAAAAAAGCAGCCCAAGAAACAAGTTCTTCGATCGTTAATTCTTCCGTCAACTGGCGAACGGTCATTCCTAACTCTTTAGCAAGAGAGAAGATAAAGAACCAATCACCCCTCGCTTTTCATCTCTGCCTTCACTTCCTCCACCTTGTTTTCTGCCCCAGAACCCAGCATCTCTAATTGAATTTCCTGAAGAGTTGCAGCATTAACTTCCCTTCTTAAAGCAGCCCTGTCTCCATCAGCAAAAAGCCGCTTACCTTTTTCATCTAAAGACTTTTCAATCATTAACCCAAGAGCAAAATCTGCTGCATCATCACTACTAGACTTTTTCTGAATAGACTCTCTCTCTGCAATCGTCAATGGATGCCAATAAATAGTGAAGACAAGATCCGTTCCATCCATTACGTCATATTTATAAAGTTGACTGACTCCGAATTTGTTTCGCAGTAAATCGACAGCTCTCATAGTGTTTTTAAGTTTCATTCCTCAATAATACTCTATGCGTTGGCAGAAAATTGACAAGATATGATTCCCATAAAATGACTATTATCTTCTAACTCTACTGGTATTGGTCCTGCGACCTCAGAAGCACGAGGTTTGCAGTTGAAAGGATCGCTATAACTAGAGGCATTTACTGACGTAATTCCATCAATTATTTTCTCTCCTATCTCTGATAATGTTGCTGTACCATCATTTTTTGGAACGTATACATTGCATTGAAGCGTTCCTGAATAAAAATCAGAAGCAGCACCGTGCACCTGTAATGTCGAACGTGAAAACGTCATTGACATTGCTACATACTTCTTTTTCTTACTTGGAATAGCAAAAAGAACATTGTCATAAATCATTACTATCTTTGCTGAAGCTGCTAACCCTACATTTAGATCGTCAATTTTCTCTTTGACAACCTTTTCAAAAGCAGCTCTGGCATTAATGAGGGCCATATTCTTATTGTCTAATTCCTCCTACTGTAAGACCTGTTGACAGAGCAGGGTCAGCTTTAAAGAAAGAAGGAGCTTTGTCTGGCAATGTTGCAATAAAAGGAAGAATTCCTCCATACCTTGATTTCGATGTAGGAGGTCTCCAAAATGAAAATTCAGAATAAACCGCAGTATTTGCAATATAGACAGTATCTGTTAATCGAAAGGTAGGAATAGGATGCCTTTCTACTACATGTGGACGAGCAGAACCTCTCCCATCTCTACGTAATTTTGCACCTATTGAATACCAAGGTTCTTTTGGTGCATTCCCAAATTTCTTGAGATTTTGATACGTCTCTGTGGGACGAGGAATCGTAAGGGATGTTTTCCAACTTGAAGCATAAAAACCTGTGTATTGAGGACTTTCATTGGGGAGACCCGTTGCAGCAAAACGAATAAAGGAATTAAACCCTTTTTCCAATTGCGGAAGTATCTTCTTCTCTGCCCATTTCTTTAATTGTCCTGGTGGAATTCTTTCAGCCATCAGAATTTCACCCTTAAAACAAATAAATATGTTTGACCGCCTTGCATTGTCTGAATGTTAATGATTTGAGCAGTAACAACCTCCCCTCCAAAAGTTAAATCGATTTCATCTCTCATTGAAGGTTGGTTCCCTCCTATTAAATCAGGTGTGATATAGATCTTTGCTTCACGATCAACTGATCCATTCTGTTCATCATCTGAAGAGACATACTCGATTGGAACGACAATATCTGCATAAGTTGTCGTCGTAAACGAAAGAGCACTAGTACTGACGTTATAAGTACGATCTGTTCTATACCGATAAGTAATCTTGGAATCCAAAGCAGAACCAAGATCTGCTACCACTGATTTGGCAACATTCTTTAAAAGAGTGTCAAGTGCTCCTGCCATTTAACCTCTCACAACTCTGACTTGGTAACTACCAGAACCACCAAGGCAGTATGCACCAAGATAAGACTGTAACCATGGATATACATCGAAAATGTTATTGATCGTCCCAACACCCTGACTCGCTGTATTGTATTTGACCTCAATATCCCCAAGCTTTACTTCCTCATAAATTCCATCAGTTCCCTTGTTACCTGTTACAGCATCAGTCTCATTTGCTAACGCTCTAGCCAATTCATATTGTGCGTACTTGATACTTGCTGGGATAGAAGTACAAAGAAGCTCTACATCATCAACATGATGATTATTTCTCGGCCATTTCAATGCCTGAGCTTCATCACACCTATCACCGTAATAATTCAAACTATCAATCCATCTGCAAGCAGAAATTAAAGCCCTGTTTTTTTGATCGTCACTTTTATTATCCCAAGTCGCTGAACTCGGAGCTGTTTCAAAATATGTATTGGCTTCCGCCAATGTCACATAACTATTTGCCGTTGCACTTTTCAGTGTGGCAATGATGGTGGCAGCCACAATTCAATAAATAAATAGTAATTACATTGTAGCGGTAAGAAAAAACCCCACCCGTATGCAGACCAATGCCGAGTGGGGTTTTGACCATGTGCCTACTAGATACTAGATCAAAGTGTCGATGTATCTAGTGGTGTGTTAACAGTTAATTGAACCATAGGGATCAAATCAACGTTGTATGTAGCAGTCCAGTTGTCCTTATTACCAAGAACACTGTTGGTTGGGTTGTCAGCAGCGTTACCCCACTTAGTACCCATGACATGGTACGCAGTGTGATAATCAACTGAAAGAACGTCTTGCTTGGACAAGATGTTGCGATCAGCTTCAATCCTGAGATCTTGCTGAACACCTTCCATAATTGTGCCGGACTTAACCAAGTAGCAGTAGTACTCCTTGATATGTCCACTGGAACCAGGTTGAACTGCGTTCACCTGTGAATCCATAATGACGTTCATGCCAGCAAACTGACCGATGCTTTGAGCACCAACGCCAACACCACCACCACCCCAGGTGATTGCACCACCAGAAGTTAGGGAAGAAGAAGAGAAGGTTAGTAATCCAACCTGATACAGGTAGAAACCAACGTTTGGATGAACAATTAAGGTGTCTAATTCGTCACCACGTTCTCCAAGAAGTGCTCGTGCTTGAGCAACATTGGAACCTGTCAGATAGTTAGCTTCAGCAGCTCCAGATCCAGCAGCTTTTGCAAGATCAAGCTTGTTTGTTGTTAAAGCTGTACCGAAAAGACCATGCAACTGATAAAACAGTCTTTGGCTGTTCAGTTTGTTGATTGCATCTGCAAGTTGGTTGCGGATGTGAAGCATTGGATCTTCACCAGCAGCCAAGGTTGCAATGTCATCAACCGCATAGGCAAAACCTCTGTGGCAAATCGATGCAATCTGTGTGTCTGTGGTGATCTTTTGTGGTGTTAGATAACCAGCAGTACTTGTACCCCAGTTAGCAGCACCCGTCATTACCTCCTCAGTTGGAGCAATGGGGTTGAACTCAGGGACTTGAATACGTGTACCACCTTCCTTGGAATCAAGGAAAGAGTTGCGAACTACAGCACCACTTTTAATAAAGAGACTGCGCTCAAGAATTGCCTCAGATACATACCGAGACAGATTATTTCTCTTGACGATGTCTGCAAGGAGAACACCACCAGAGTAATTCTGAAATGGGGCTGCCATTTCATCCTCCGTAAATGTTTAATTGCGACCTCCAAGTCACAGACTCGGTGGCAACAACCTCTAAATCACGGATTTAGTAACGCTTTCCTTAAGTCACGGACTTAAATATGGAAATTGTTATTTGGGTGGTTGTTGCTGGGATGCTTCTCTTTGCAGCACTGCTGCTAGATCAGGGTCATTATTAGATAATATCATTTGTTGAGTTAAATTGCCCGTCTTATATGGATTGTCCATCCCTGGTGCAATTGTTGAATTAGGAGTTGGTTTTGCTCCCATACCTGCTGTTGTACTTGGCTTGAAATGATGCTCCCAACCAGAACTAGGCTGCTTTAAATTGTTTATATAAGTCGAAAGATCTTGTTCAACCCCTCCGCTTAAAATTACTGTTTTACCTTCAGCATTTTTTTGTAATTGCCTCTCCAGTAAAGAAAGGGTCTGTTCTGCATTGATCGCACCAGCATTGCTAATGGCTGCCAAAGCATCATTTCTAGTGTCTTTTGTCTCAGTGGAACGTCTCAATTCCTCTATTTGTGAATTTAAATCAGCAATTTGTTGGTCTTTTGCTTGATTCGTCTTGTTAGCTTCTTCCCAAAGAGGTTTAAATTGCCCCTGATCTTCCATTTCTTTCCTTTTTCCTTTGTAAACATCATCTAATTTGCCTTTTATCCCTTCAAAAGCTTTAGATGTTTCTTCTGCTCTTTTCTCTGCTTCTAAAGCACGTTTCTCAAGAGCAGCAATTTGAGTTTGTTGTGCTTGATAATCAAACGTTGGAGGTGGTGTTGTTTGAGAAGCATCGGTAGCAGTCACAGACTGCTCAACAGGAGCCACAGACTCCTGCTGGATAACTTTTTCTTCAACCATGATTAGATGTCGAGATTAGTTGGATTGGAAGGTTTGGTGATTTCTTTCTTTTGTTTAGCGGTTAAACCAGCAACACTAGTGCTTTTTGGCTTAGAAGCAGCTTTCGGTTTAAATGACGCCTCTAATTCTTCGGCTGTTACACCCGAATCTAAATTCTTAGATGCCATAATCAGAAATTTGATTTGAACATTATTCTAATATACTAGACAGGATCCTCCTCGGTTGCACCTGGTAATACTTCTCCATCGACTAAAATTCGTCTAAATTCATCCCTATCTATTACTTTTTGCTCGAATAATGCATTTAATGCTGTTACATCTTGCCCTATTAACCTATCAATATCGAAATCACGGCTAATTTTAATTTCTGGGGGTTGCAAACCTAAGTATTCTGCAGAATGGTTAAAAGCTTTTTGTAATTTCTGCTCCAAATCAAGCGAAACCATCGAAAGCATTGAATTTGTGTCCACACGGTCTAAACGTCGTGCGTCTGCTGATTCTGCAACAAATTTTTGCTGAGAAAGGGTGCTAATCCCTAAAGATGACATTTGAGCTTGTAATTCTTCAATTTCTGCTGCTTGAGCTTCAAATGCACTTGCTGCTGGTTCTACGTAATAAACTTTATTGCCTGGTTGGGTGGCCATCGCGTAATTAACGCTAATAGCCATATCTTTTGTTTGATCATCCCACCCTTCCATCACTAATAAAGGCTGAGATGCAACGTGAAGACTGTGAATCAGGTCAGCTTGACGCTGGAAATGTGCCAAATTCAGGTAGGCAATGTCCAAAAGCGGCGGTTTACTGGTCATTGTGTCCGTTTTACCCGTGTAAACGGTCACTAGAGGAATCTCAGACAAGCTGTAGTCGCCAGATTCAACCAATTCATAATCTCGCTGATTTACAGGAGAATTAAATTGTGATGAATAAGCAGGACCAGTGCCTTTTAAGTCTTTATTGCTTTCTTTCTCCCTATAAATACGATATTTGCCTGGTTCAATGACTCGAACTTGATCAAAAACTTCTTCTCCAAACTCACCTGTAGAAACAACAGCTTTCTCTTTTATTCGAACCTGAATTAAATTGCCATAATTGACTTCCCTATCTAGACGCCAACCATAAATATTGGCTGGATCTATTTCTATCCAATAGGGCCGACGATTTTGCAACCTTTCTTCCGCAAGACTTTTTGCCCCTGTTGGAGCAGGAAAATCCACCAAAGTGTGGCTATGACCGTAAGTAAGAGCACATATAAGATTTCTTCGGGCGTATTCATCTAAATCTGATCCGCAACCATCTACATCTTTAGCAAAAACATCAGTCCAATATGCATCTCCTATTAAACTTATGGGCTTTCGAAGAATTAATCCTGTTGCAGCTCTAACTAGTCGCTGTGTATAAGGAGAAAATACAGCCCGATTAACACGCGCTAAATATGCAGCGTAATCTTCACGAGGTTCTAGAGGCAGAAAGGCTTCTGAATTTTCCCGCAAGTATTCCGTCCCTAGCGTTACCGCCTTCATAATTTCCCATCCCTTTAACTGTTCCAGCACAGCGGCTGTTTTAGTAAAAGGACTGTCAATACTTCCTGCGTAGGTAGTACTTACATGATGAGTACGAATTGCACCAGGAACGGCATACGTCACGGAATTACCCTCTCGTGATTATTACCCCCTTAAACAGCTTGCGTGATTGCGCCAGTTGCTTGGAAGCTAACACTTACAGATTCCAGATCACCTACTGAAGCACCAAAATCGGTACTCGTTACAATCCCACTAAAAGAGATTTTTTTAGTGCCAGTCGTGTCTAAGAATAACTCAAATTGAGCATCACCTGCATCTTCTGCAGTTAATACATCCTTGATTAACTCATCAGAAGCACCAGATCCTTCTGCTGTATACATCAATTCAACAGAACCACTAGCAGAAACTAAAGATCCAACATAAGCCCTTGATGTTGCACCATGAGCTGTGCAGTCAAGAGTGTCTTTAGTGACATTAAGACTCCAGTTCCTAGTAGATGCCACGGCAGCAGTTGTGCCAGTGCCGTTCTTGAACTTTACGGAGCCTTCTTCACCACGGAAAAAAGCCATGACTTAATCACAAGAGAGAGATTACGAATAGTTTAACTGTTGTTACTCTGTTTTACAGCTGTTTTCACTGAACCTTTGCTTTTTTCTTCTAAAAACTGAGCACATCTAGGTCT